AGTGACCAAAGCATGCGCTCATGTTCAGCGCGGTACTCTGTCATGACCTCAGTCAACTCGTTGTTCATGTCGTCTTCAATGTTGGCCGCGATCTCTTTCATCTCGGGCGTGTCTTTGCCTAGAATTTTGGAGCGCACAGGGCCAGAAGCTGGGAACGTCTCAGTGATCGTCTCAGCTTGGAAGCGCACAACCGCCTCGGTAATCATGGGGTGGAACACACCGCATGCGCCGTTCCAAGGTTCTGTGCGTTCTTCAATCTGTAAGCCCAAAAGCTTTAGACCATCAACGTACGTCTTCTCCCAATCCTTGCGGCCATTTTTGTCGTTGTCAATATCAGACACCAACTCACTGGCCAGCGACTGCAAAGCACCGCTACTTATGTACTCAGCCAAGTTATCGTCAAAGCCTTCTTCATCGTCGCCCTCTCCGGGTCTGATGGTGACCTCCATCCCGTCCATACCAATGGTGACTTCTTCGGGATCAACGATCTCAATCTCAAGAGGAGATTCCTGTTCGCCCAGCGCGTCAATGCCCATTGGTTGTTGGTACAGCGCTTTGTCGATATTCGTTGCCATGTGTGTTCCTAGTAGTATTCGTATTTTCTGCGGCGAAAGATTTCAAGGTCATCTTTCTCATCCGTGTCCAAACTGATAAAGCCGCCTTGCCTAAAGCGTAGCAGCGCCTGTGTCGTCGTGTCCACGTAGTCGTCGTGCTCCCCAACCGGGAACGCGGCCAACTCTTCAATCACTTCCCGTGCCCAGCGTGTGTCGGGTGCCCAGACTTTACCTGAACTGAATAAATCCGCAACCGCATTCACACGCACCATCTTGTCGTTACCGCGACTGGGGCTGAACTCCTGCACTGGGATACCCAACGCCCTAAGTTCTTGAATCAGTGGTGCGCCAGCCGCCTTTTTCTCCACAATGAACGCGTCTGGCTCCCACTCCTTGTACTGCTTGAGCGCAACAACCTTGAGTTCTGGAAAAGCCATCCGGTCTTTAAGAGCGTCGAGCAAGATAACTTGAGGCGTGTCATTTTCTTCCTCGTTGTAGAAGATCCCCCACGTTGTGCATGCGGAATAGTCCGAGTTGTTCTTGGTTTCAAAGGCCGTGTCCCAAGACTGGATGATGTATTCGCACTTTGGCGGGTCATCCGGCTCCCAAATACGCCACATTTTGCGTGAAACGATGGCCGAGTTCTCAGAAGTGGGCTGCTGCATGTACTGCGCGTTCCAATACCGAGGCTCAATCGACGCTTTTGTAGCTTTTAAGCTACTGAGTGGCCACTGCTCAGGCCAAAGCGACTTCTCTTCGTCCATGTCTTCGTTCAAGATGGCTGGAAGCTCCACAATCTCCCATGGAATCGCTTCTGGGTTCTTGGTTTGGTAGTCAAGCAGGCGCCCAGTGAGGTCTAACAGCGACCATCTGGTCATAATCACAATGATCGCACCGCCCGGCATCAGACGTTGCAAGGGGCCTGTCTGGAACCAAGACCAAGCCGTATCAAAGGCAAGTCTAGAGTTAGACTTTACGTCCTGCTCCGAGTGAGGATCGTCAATAACGAACAGATCAGCACCACGACCAGCAAGAGCGCCCCCGACACCAGCAGCATAGTACTGACCGCCAGCGCTTGTAGACCATTTACCAGCCGCCTTTTGGTCGTCAGCAACCAATGTTTGGGGGAAAACTTCACGGTACTCCTCCGAATCAATCAAGTTACGTACGCGCCGACCAAAGTCTTCAGACAGACCCGCAGTGTGCGTGCCCATGATGATCTTCTTCTCAGGATACTTGCCAAGGAAGTACGCAGGGAACAGGTATGAGGAGAACTCAGACTTACCCATACGAGGCGCGATGTTGATAATCACGCGCTTCTTACGTCCTTCTACGACATCGGTGAAGATTTTTGCTAGTTTCTTGTGGTGGGGGCCTACTTTAAAGCCCGGATACACCGCAGTAGCGAACCCCAACATGTTTGTTTTAGCCGCCTGTAGCTTGGCGCGGGACTCCCGAAGCTCCAAATCGTCAAACAACTCCATCTTTTCTGCCAACGTCATGTGTGGCAAAGCCTTACCCATGGCTTCTAGCTCAAGTTTACTCAGGGTGGTGAAGTTTTCAGGCTTCATCTAACTTCTCTTCGGTCACGTCTATAACGTCTATCACACCCATGAACCTGTTGAGCTTGTCTTTGATGCGCGTCTCTAGCTCGATGTCCGACATCTGGGTCTTTTTGATCTCAACCCGTTCGGTAAACAGCGCCACTTCTGTGACTTTGCCCAGCATGTCTAGCGCCTTTAGGCGAATGCGTGCGTCTGGGTGTTCAACTTCTTTTAGGATCTGAGCGACTGCGTAACCCCTGAGTTCTTTGGCCTGCTCGACAAACGCCCAATCGTAGGCTGTAAGCATCCCAACTAAATGCTGCACTGCAGCAGGAGCCTTAATGTTAGCAAGTGCTTGCTGTGTGTTCTGCGGTGGTTGGCCGGTAACCAGCGATGCAAACGATTGTCTTGCAGCTTGGGCGTCTGCCTTGGACTCTGCCTCGTCGTCGTCAAGCTCTAACTCTTTAAGCCAGTTGGCGGTTTGGACTTGTGCGTCAATGATGTCTGCTGGCGCGGCTTCAGAAAATGGCAACGGCATGGCCATGGTCGTTGCGACCACGTCCGGTTCAAACTCGCCGTTAATCAGATGTTCTAGCATTGCGTAGGTTTGTGCTGGCGTCGCACTTGTTGCCTCGTTGCAGTTAGTGTACACTTCTTTTCGGTGATGGCGCAAGTCATTGCTTCTCCTTGATGGTTTCAGTTGCCATCTTCAGCCCCGGACTTAAGCACCCGGGGCTTTTTTTATTTGGTATTGTCCAACGTTTGACATGGTACCTTGGAAATTTTTTATAATTTTTGGGGGGTGGGGGATCGTAATAGGGGTATTTCGATCCTGTTTTTTGAAAATTGGATTTGCGGGTGAAGAACAGTGTTTATAGGCGGCTCGGGTGGCGACCTCAATTAGGGGTGGTGGGGGATGGGTGGGGTCAACGCCACGCCAACAACACGCCCCGAATGTAGCCGATACAGGCTCAAAATGACCCCCATTCGTAAACTAGAGACATCGGTTGGGAAAGCCCAGTCGATACGGGGAGATTTCTCCCCGTCATTAAACCTAGTCTTCAAGGAGAATCCAAATGACTAAAGCAAATCAAGTAGTGGTAACGTATCAACAATTCGCTCAAGGTGTAGGTGCAAGTGATCGCATCACATTAGAGGCGAGCCTTGCATGGCACAAGGAATATCTGACGCTCGATAAGGTGAAACAAGGCGAGTGGAAATATGACTTTGTGCTGAACTATGTGATCGGTCGCATGGATTGCACCGCAAAGCAAGCTGAGATTATTTGCGAGAAGACTCGTGTGCAACGTACGCCTGACGAGGAGAAGGCGGTCAATGCAGGTGGTGCAAAGTTTCGCTTTCACATTAGTCGCACCGATGGTTCAGACGGCAAGAAGCCTGCTGTGGCTTTGCCCAAAGGTCTTGTGAGCAAAGTGGTTGCTGAGATTATTGAGGCTGAGTTGACTAAGGCTCAGTTCGATGAGTTCATTGCCCAACTCAAGGCTTCTATTTCCTTCGGTAAATAATCTGGGGAGATTTCTCCCCGTTCTTCCAGATCACCGCACGAGAGAGGCTTGTGCGGTGTTTCATTTCTTGTCCAATCAATAATCTCAAGGAGAGCATCATGCCAACTCGTGACATATTCAACTACTACATTCGTCTTCGTGACGTGCAACTCATGTGCTTCCAGCGCAAACGCAAGGCATGGGCAAAGGCAATGGGTCAGCAACTCAAAGACCTGCGTGACGAATTCCCTCACCTCAAATCATACGACTAAGGAGATCACCATGATTGAAATCAAAGGCTACGCCATTGCCATTGTCCTATGCACCATGCTCATCGGCTTCTCGCTCTACTTCGGGTGGGATTCAGACGGGTTCTACCTACGCCAAGCACTACTCGTGTTTGCAGGCTACGCCTTCGGCGCACTCATCATCCTCATCAAAGAAATCGGAGAGTAATCATGCGCAACCTAATCCAACCCATCACCAAGGAAGTGGGCATCATCACCATCAGAGGGCGTGACTACCATATGCAGACCATCAGCTATGGCTCGCAACACCACGTTCATGTGTTCCGCAAAGGTGCGCTGCATCTGCGTGGTCTTGTGTTCGAAACGCAAGCAGCCTATGACGCATGGCGCAATGGTATGCACCAACTTGACCTACCCTTTGGGGAGATTTCTCCCCAAGGTCATCAATAATGAAGATTATTTAATCAAAAAACCAGTCACGGCCAAATGTCCAACACTACAACCCGTGAACTAAGATGCGTGTAACCCCGCAACCCGCATCCACGCTAGCGTTCCGCAAAAACTGTCCTATCTATCTATCTATTTAATATATATTTATATATAGAGATGTATGTATCAGGGGGTGAGCATTTTCCTTTGCTTGAAGACTTTCTTTTTTTGTTTGGCTGTAGCCGTTCAGAAATAAGATAGATACATCGGACACTTTTCGTGCTAAGCTAGCATCTGTGCGGGTTTGCAACCTACACGCTTCTTAGTCCACGCCCTGTAGTGTTGGACATTTGGCCGTCCCTCAATTTTGGAGTCAATAATCTCATGTACGAAACATACATCAAACTCACGCCCAACGAGCTACACAACCGCTTACTTGAGCGCAACATACACCCCGCAGAGATGGAACGCATCAAACAAGAGGTCGCTGACCTCAAGGAAACCTTGCGTGTCTCACGCATCACACGCACCCAGCGCAAGGCAGAATGGGACAAGGTGCTGCAGCCCCTGCGCTACGAGATCAATAATGCCAAGGTCGGCATGAGATACGGCGGGGAGAAATCTCCCCAAGAACAACGACAGCTAGCGTTCAGCGAATACATACGCATCATGGAAAAACTCGTAGCCATGCTCGATGCGCCAGCCAAGGCACTCGATAGCACACCCATACAGATAGCCCGTGACAAGGGACTGCCCAACGATGGCGAGCACTGGACTGACTGGATTCCAGCTAGGGTTAAGGATAAGGTTTCCTTGTTGTTCGATGCCGTGCCTGTTGTACCTAGGGGCAAGCGCAAGACGCCCTTCCAACGCACGATGCTGCCCCATCAGCACGAGACAGCCAAGGTGAGATTATTGACCAAGACAAGGAAGGAGATGGAATCCCTCGAACGCAAGGCTGGAATCCAGCCAACAGACGCACGCACAGCCAAGCTAGCGCAGATGCGCAGAGCCATAAAGATTATTGAGACGCTAGACAAGAACGAAGCAGTGCCAGCCACATGGACAAAACTAAACATGGAGGGGTAACTCTTACTATCAACACTACTGTCAACAAC